GTCCACGTGAATACATCATTTCTCCAGATCTGCCGCCCATACCGCCGCCAGCTCTTTTTACTCTATCTGCTCCTCTTGGTTGAGCAACTTGTGTGTTATATCTTCTATTTGCCATTATTTTTTTCCTCCTTTAAATATTTGAGTTCCCTTTATACCAAAAATACTTGCAACTACAAGTATCCATAAATTAGTGAACCATTTCGGCAGGTTACTAAAATGTTCAAAGAAAGTATTTACCTTGTCCATCGCAGTTGGGTCGTCCGATATCACTGCCCATGCCAGAACAATAATCGGTGCGCTCAATATTCCGAGCACGAATTCGTCTTTATAATCGTTTTGTCTCGCTTCTAAAAGTTTACCTTGGTAAGCTTCTTCACCACGAGCTTGTTTTTCTGCATGCAATAATTGTGCATCAGACATTGCTACTTTTGCCTTCTGTCGGTTTGCGTAAATTTTACTTCCCGCAGAAACGGCTAATTTAATTGCCGAGAACCACATATTAGTACCAAGTAGCTTTTACTGGTTTTTTATCAGCTCTCATTCTTCTTGTTCCTTTAACATCTACTGTTTGTGATGTTGATGGATCAGTAGCTTCGATAGTAACACCACCTGTTTGGTAACCATCTTTGCCAACGCCAAGTTCTTTTTCGATCTTAACGTCTTTGTTCATGAATGTTGAACCTCTTTGCCAATCTTTACTCATATTTATCTCCTTGTATTAATTATATCTATTTTTTTCCGAAATTTCTACCAAAATCGTGAATTTTACTCTTGTCTGCCATGCCTTGTTTAGCTAATGACACACTTGCTCTTAATTTTGCTAGTTTTTCATTTTGAACAAGCTTATCTTCTTGATTTTCTTGATTCATAAGTGCTTTTGCAGTGTCTAAATCAATTCTCTCTTGATCATCTTTAGCTTTTCTCTCATTTTCTTTAGCTCTTAAGTCAACTTCTCTTGCTTTTAACTTAATTAATGGATCACCACTGTACTCACCCATAATTTTTTGTTCTTCATCCATATATTCTTTAGTCATTTCAGCAATCAATTGTGCTTTTCTTGCATTAATCTTATTTGTTAGTGCTTGAGCTTGCGCAATCAACTGTGGGTTCTGTGGATTTTGTTGTAACATCATTTGCATTTGTTGTGCTTGCATTAATTCTTGAGAAAATTCTAATTGAATCTGTTCTTGAGCCATTAAACTAATTCTCTCTAGAATATTTTTCTGTAGTGCAGCCATAACAGATGGTGAATTTTGTACCATATTAGATTGCATAAAATTTAAGTGTGAATCAATGTGTGCTTTGTGATCTTGACCTGGAAAAGCTTGAAAAGGTTTCATACCCATTGCAGCAATTTCTTCTAACGATGGATCTAAAGGCGTTGGTTGTGCTGGTGGTGGTAAAATTGCATTTATATTTTTAACACCGATTGCATCATACATAGATCTGTATGCTTGATATAGATCGTGTATTTGTGGATTAGTTTGAGCTAGTTGTAATTGTGTTTGAGCCATAGATATTCTTTGTGTTTGAGAAAATATGTTTGGATCAGCAACTGGAATAATATCTATTCTATCATCAAAGTCTTGAACTTTAATATTTCTTGTAGCTCCAACAACATCGTATGGATATACAGCTGGTAAATAAGTTTTAAAAACTTCTGCTAATAATTTAAATTCTTGTTTTAGACCAACGTATAATCTTTTGTGAATCGCTGACATTACACGTGAACCACGTTCCAATAATGCTACTGTGGTTCCCACGGCAGCTTGTTGATTCATATCGCCTACTTGTGAGTCTGCGATAGACGCGAAGCGTTGGCCTGCTTGAACAACTATACCCATTAATGAAAGTAATGTTTGATCTGGTCCTTTAAATGGTAATTGCATAAACTGATCTCTGATGTTTCCACCAGGTGCATCAACATCTCTAAACTCTCCAGGTTGTAAAGGTTGTGCATCATCTCTAATTCTTAATCCTCTAGTTTTAAAACCAGCTGGTAAGTTAGCTAATGTACCTGCATCTAATAATTGTCTTAAAGCTGCAGTTGCAGTTCTAGTTAAACCACCAATCATGTGAATTAAACCAAAACCATAAAAACCAGTTCCAGGTAAAAATTTAAATTGCACAAAGTAATCTATTTTCTTTTTCATTGGATCTGTTGCTTGATAGTTTCTTCTAATTGATAAAACAGTTTGATTGTTTTCTGCAAACGTTACAATGTAAGGTAATTTAATTCCTGTAGGTTCACCATCTTGATTAACATCTTCATAACCTTCTAAATCTAAATTAGTGTGCATTTCAAAAAGTGTATACTGATCTTCTTGACCATCTTTTGTAATACCTTCTAGTTCTAATTTTTTATCTGATAATTCATTTGATGTTACAGGAGGTTCTCCTAATTCTACATCTCTATAAAAACCTGCAACTTGTTGTTTTCTTAATTCGTTAGCAGAAATTTTAATAACATGTACGATAGCATCTGTGTCATCTAATGATGTTGCTGAATAAGGTACAATTAAATCTTCTGCCGGTACAAATTTAGATACGGCTCTACCTAAAAGATCGTCATAATAAACTTTCTTAAAAGTAGAACCGGACAGGGGTAGATAGAAAAGCATTTGATCAAACTCTGGTTCGTATTCTTTCATCTTATCCATAAGTTGATAATTCATAAAATTTTTAACACGTTTAGATTGTTCTTCTTTTTCAACATTGATAGCACCTAAAATTTGTGTTCTTACGGGACCATCACTTGGTAATAATTCTTTGTAAGCTGTTGCTTGAAATTGTGTAACCGCTTCAGCTAGTACAGGGTGATTAACACCTGACGCACCTTTGAAGGGTTCTGTTCTTCTCTCGTATTTGAAACCTAATAATTCTAAACCTTCTCTATAAGATTGTTCCCAATCTGCTCTTGATTCTTTGTACTCTGTGTATTGATCAAAAAGAGTTGAACCTAAAGATTCTAACTCACCATCAGACATGTCTTCTGCTAAATTTGCAAAGTGACCTTCTGTGCTTCTATCTGTACTAGTTGTAGGATCAAAAGTAACTTCTGCTCCTCCAGTTTCATCCATAACAACTTCACTTGTGTCTGTTGTAATAACTTCTTCTGAACCGGGAACGGCTACTTCTTTTTCTTGAAACTCTGTATCTTTAACTTCCTCAACTGTATTGGGTAATGACTTATCTATACTATCTACCATATCTCTTTCCTGTTAATTTATTTACACCTTTGACAGCAACTATACCCCCATTACGAAAAGAAGTAAAGTCAGTTTCATCAGCTAGATTGGGTAACTCACCTCTTTGAGCTCTAGCTTTTAAATTCATTAAACCTACTGCAGCTTCGGGTCCAAAGCCATATGCAAGTGCAGACTCTACTGGTCCTGTTGCTCCTTGTTCGGCAGCCTTTGCTACATCATATGCACCTAGGCCTACCATAGCTGGACCAACAATAGGCACAACAGCTCCCACTGTTCTAGCTATTGGCTTTCCAATAATCTTTGCAGCTTTTGCTACTGTGCTTAATTTTGACTTTAAACCTTTTGGCATATATGTATTTATAACTGTTTTAATTTTACCAACTGGTTTATCTAAATCTTTTGTATATCCTAAATATTTATTTTTAAAAGTTCCTTTAGGTACATCAGGTCTTAAAGTTAATTTTAATTCTTCTGCTTTTTTTATTATATTTTTGACTTTAGGATCTTTAGGATTGCTTTCTATAAATCTTTCAGCATCTTTTATAAATTCATTATTTTGATTAAATGTACTTGCAAATCTATTAGCAGGAGAATCTGTAAGTTCAGTTCCTAGTTCTGCTCTTCTAGCGTGTGATAAATGAAAAAATCTTGCATCGTTTTTAGGATCTAAAACAGCTTTTAAATCTGGTGTAGATTTATATATATTACCTTCATTATCTACTCTAAAAGAAATTCTATCTAAAAGTTTTTTATCTTTTAAAAGTTCTTTTGGATTTTGATTAATTAAATCATTAGCTTCTTTTAATAAAAATCTTTGTTGTTTGTTTAAACCAATTTCTCTAGAATTTAATTTAATTTTTCCCTTTTCTTTAAATCTTTTTGTGTCCCTTCTTGTTTGTCTTTCTGCTAAATATTTATTTTGTAAATCTGGATCAGCTTTTCTCTTTGCATCTCTTTTTATAGTTTTTCTTTTTCTAGAATTTTGATCTATTAATTTTTGAAGTTGAGGAATTTCTTTTTTTACATTTCCTTTTGCTTTTTTGTAATTAGCACTTAATCCTTTTCCTTTTGCGCTAATATCTAAAGGTGGTTCATAAGTTCTATCTTTAGCCATTTTTCTAAATATGTCTTCATATTCTTCAATAGATAAATCAGTTGCAACATTAACGGCTTGTTGAACTCCTCTGTCTGCTAATTTTACATTGTAAGTTCCTTTTGCTATTTTTTTTATTTCATCAACATCTGTTATTCCACTATCAATAATTTCTTGAATAATTTTTTTAGCATTTTTACTTCTTTTTAATATTCCTTTTCCTTTAAACTTTTCATTATAAACTCTTGTTACTGTAGTTTTTGGTACACCTGTTTTGTCTGCTATATTTTTAAAAGATATAGGTTTATCTTCGCTAATAAGTTTTTTAATAGATTCTGCGGCTGTTATTCTTTTTTGTTTTGTTACAATGCCGGCATCTTTATAACCCGGTCTTAATCGCGTAAGTATATCTGTGAATAGCGTTTCGTTGGTCATTATGAATAATCAGAAAAACCTGTTCCTGATCCTCTTGCTCCTGTAGCTTCATTAACCGATGCACCAAAAGTTCCTGCACCTTCACCTGGGCCAGCATCAGAACCCATAGACGCTGCTAAATTTTGTCTTGCTATTCTTGCTACCTCTGCAGCTTTTGCAGCTTCTCTTGCTGCAAAGAAATCTTCAATTGCTTGTTGTCCTCTATCTTTTAATTGTTTTCCTGCTTTCATAAATTGATAAGTTGGTGAGAATTGTTTTATCTTATCAAAAAAACTTATTTCTTCTTCTTTAACAGGTACACCCATTTGTAAATTTAAGTTAGCCATACGCTCTCTAAAAGTTAAATCCTCTTTAGTTGCTCTTGGTTGTATAGTTGTTATACCACCACTATCACCACTATATTGTGGAATAGGTATAATCGGTTTAATAGGATTGATCGGAGCAATAGTTGAAACTGTTGTTTCAGGTATTGCAGCAACTTCTGGTGTTGTCGTTGTTGTTTGTTGTGCAAACATATCTAGGTAATCTTGTTTGTTAGGATACTGTGCTTGAAGTGTAGGGTTGTTATCATAAGTATCACTTATATTAGTCATACCTCCTGTTGCTAAACTTAT